CGCAGTTGGTAATATAACAGGTGGTGGAGAAAACATTTATGTTAGTCCAATGATAAGAGGTATATTATGATAAGTTATATTTGGAATAAAATTAAAAATATATTTAAACCTAAAAGACAAGAATCTGTTGTTTTACAAAAAGAAGTAAAACCTAAACTAGATCCTTGTAGTAAACATATATACTACAGAAAAAGCTGTTTAGTTTGTAGAGAGCTAAGACAAGCAGGAGTTATTTAATGGCTGGATTAAGTGCATCAGGATTAAAAACACAAATTAAAAGTTATACTGAAACAGATTCTAATGTATTAACAGACGCTGTTTTAGAAAACATAATATTAAATGCACAATACAGAATATTTAGAGATGTACCAATTGATGCAGATAGAAAACAACAATTAGGTAATTTTGTTGCTGGACAAGAATCTATAAATGCTCCAGCAGGATGTTTATTTGTTAGAGGTATACAAGTTTACGACACAGCAGGATCAGAAATTACAGGAGCTAATAGATGGTTAGAAAAGAAAGATATGTCTTATTTGCAAGAGTATCAAGATATAACAGGAACATCAGCTGCACAAGGTCAACCTAAGTATTATGCTATGTTTGGTGGTGCTACAGGAGAATCTGATACTACATCAGGTAGAATATTCTTAGCTCCAACACCAAATACAACATATAGATTTAGAATACATTTTAATAAAATGCCTGATCTTTTAGAGAATAATGACACTAATTATATTAGTCTTAATTTTCCAAATGGGCTTTTATATTGTTGTCTATCAGAGGCTTATGGTTTTTTAAAAGGTCCGATAGACATGTTGACACTATATGAAAATAAGTATAAACAAGAGGTACAGAAGTTTGCTAACGAGCAAGTTGGTAGAAGACGAAGAGACGACTACACAGATGGCGCAGTTAGAATACCAGTTAACTCAGCAAACCCGTAGGAGATAAATTATGGCAATTACATCAGCAATATGTTCAAGTTTTAAACAAGAACTTTTACAAGGTAAGCATAACTTTGCTTCATCAGGTGGACATACTTTTAAACTAGCTTTATTTACTAGTTCTGCATCTTTAGGTGCGGCAACAACAGATTATTCAACATCAAACGAAATTACAAACACATCAGGAACAGCTTATACAGCTGGGGGAGCATCTCTTACAAGATCAGGAGTTGGTTTAACAGGCACAACTGCATTTACAGATTTTAGTGATGTTACATATTCATCAGCTTCTTTTACTGCAAATGGTGCAATGATTTATAACACTACGACAGCTGGTGGATCATCAACTACAGATGCCGTTGCAATCATTGCTTTTGGTGGAGACAAAACAGCAAGTAATGGAACTTTTAAAATTGAGTTTCCTGCAAACGACGCGACAGCAGCAATAATCAGATTAGCATAGGAGGTCGACCATGTCGACGACTTCAGGATGGGGCCGGTTAACCTGGGGACAGGCTAATTGGAATCAAGCTACAACTTTAAAAACTGGTTGGGGCGCTCAACAATGGAGTGGTGATGGCGGCTGGGGAGATCTTTCTGATCAAACTGTTTCTGTTTCTTTAACAGGTATACAAATTACAACAAGTGTTGGATCTGTAGATGTTCCTGATCAAATAATAACACCAACAAGTTTTGAAATAACATTATCACAGGGAGAAGCTTTTGTTCCTGTAAGTATAGATACTTCTTTATCAGCAACATTCTCCGTTGGTTCATTAACTGTGAATGATGTAACTATGGGTCTAACAGGCCAACAAGTTACAGCTGCATTAGGTGTACCTGTAGTAGCTGACATGACTGTTGGAATGACGGGTCTAGATTTAACTTTATCACAAGGCACGGCTTTTGCTCCAAACGATACAGTAATTATTTCTGGTCAAGAAATGACTTTATCGCAGGGTACTGCAACTGGAACATCGTCACAAGAAGCAGCATTAACAGGTATTGAAGCAACTTTTAATATCGGTTCTGTAACTATACCAAATGACACTGTTATTGTTTCTGGTTTGTCTATGGAAGCTAGTCTTGGTTCTATTGTTGGATTAGGTGGTGCTGTTGCTAATCTAACTGGTATTAGTATAACATCTAGTTTAGGATCTTTAACTGTAGAAGAAGGTTTAGGATTAACAGGAATATCGTTTAGCGCTAGTTTAGGAACAGTTTCGTTAACAGATATTACAGTAGGATTAACTGGACTATCAGCTACCTTTAGTGTAGGAACTGTAGACATATTTGCTTATGGCGATGTTGACACTGGTTCAAATACATCATATAGTAATATTTCGACGGGTTCGAATGATACATATTCGGATGTTGCAACTGGATCAAATACAAGTTATAACGATGTAGCAGCGTAGGAGAATTTTTTATGGCATCAACATACACACCTTTAGGGGTAGAACTTCAAGCAACTGGTGAAAACGCCGGTACATGGGGAACAAAAACAAATACTAATTTAAGTATTATAGAACAAATTTCTGGTGGTTATATTGCTAAATCAATAGCAGGTGGCGCACAGACAACTGCTTTATCTGTTTCAGATGGATCAACAGGTGCAGAACTTGCACATAGAATGATTGAATTTACAGGTACAATTACAGGTAATCAAATTGTAACAATACCTTTAGATGTTCAAACTTTTTATTTTTTAAGAAATTCAACTTCAGGTTCATACACTGTTCAATTTAAATATGCTTCTGGTTCAGGAGACTCGTTTACTTTTTCAGCTACAGACAAAGGCGATAAAATTGTATTTGCTACAGCAAATGATGGAACAAACCCTGATATCGATACACTAGCAATTGGAACAGGTATAGCAAGTGTTGCTGCAGATACATCACCTCAATTAGGTGGTGACCTTGATATGAATGGTCAAGATATTGTTACTACATCAAATGCAGATATAGAATTAGCACCAAATGGAACAGGACACGTAACTGTTAAAGGTAATGATAATCAAGGTGCTATTCAATTTAATTGTGAAAATAATTCTCACGGACAACAGATAAAAGCCGCACCACACTCAGAAAGTGCTAGTAATATTTTAACAATACCAAGCACTGGTGGTAACTCAACTTTAGTATCAGATGCTTCTACATCAACTTTAACAAACAAAACTTTAACAGCTCCAAAAATTGTAGATGCAGGTTTTATTGCAGATGCAAATGGAAACGAACAAATTATATTTCAAACAACAGCTTCAGCAGTTAACGAATTAGAAGTAACAAATGCTGCAACAGGTAATAATCCTGGTCTTGCTGTATCAGGTGGTGATACAAATATTGGGTTAGAAATTACAACAAAAGGAACTGGATATATTAAATTTAATGATTTAGCTTATATTCCACAACAAGCATTAACATCATCTTCAAACGCCGTTGCATGGGATGTGCAAGCAAAACCAAATGCATATCATCTAACAACAGAAAATACTACTTTCTCTGCACCAACTAATTCAGTTGAAGGTTCATTTATTTGTTTAGAAATAAACTACAACGGAAGTCATACGATCGCCTTCAATACCGTCTTCGAATTTGCAGCATCAACTGCTCCAACGTTTACTTCAACAGATGGTAAAGCAGATATTCTTGTATTCAGATATAATGGTGCTGTGTGGCAAGAAGTAGGTAGAACATTAAATTTAAGTGAAAGTTAAAATATGTACGCATTAGTAGAAGATAACAATATAACAAAAATAATTACAAATCCTAAATCATTAGTGATTGGAGATGTAAGATACCCAGCTAAAATATTTCAGTTATGGTCAAAGTCAGAATTAAATGCCATAGGTATTTATGAAATAGTAACTGATTCAACAAATAAAAAAGATGAAAAATGGTACAACAACACAAATGAATCTTATGCTTTTGCAGAGAACCAAGTTACAAGATCATGGGGTACAGCTACAGCTAAAGCACACGAAGATACTTTATTTACAGCACAGGATGAAACAGATGGCTTAGGCACTGAAGGCAATGTAAAAGTAGAGGGATTAAAAACAATATTAATTAAAAATATTAAAAAAGAAACTGCTGTAGAATTATCAAAAACAGACTGGTACATAACTAGAAACACAGAAAAATCTATTGCTATACCTAGTGCTATATCTACGCACAGAGATGCAGTTAGAACAAAACAAGCTGAAATGGAAACTGCTATAATAAATGCAAGTGATACTCCAGCATTGGAAACTTTATACACATATGTAAATACAGGCACTGAAGAAAATCCTGTATATGAAAGACCATTAGGCGAACTTCCAACACTGGAGAACTAATGTCACTACTTATACCTGGAACTAACTCCATAAAAGACACAGGTTATGATGTAGCTAATTCATTAAGATTTGATGATGGAAGTGATGATTATCTTTCAAGAAGTATTTCATCAACAGGAAATAGAAGAACTTGGACTTGGAGTGGTTGGGTAAAAAGATCAAACACTACTCAACAATATCAAAATATGATGTCTATGGGTTCAAATAATATTAGAATTAATTTTAGTAATCAAAATATTTGGGTTTATGATTATAATGGTAGTGGTTTTGATTTTTATTTAGTCACTAATGCTTTATTTAGAGATGTTTCAGCATGGATGCACATAGTTGTTGCAGTAGATACAACACAAGGAACAGCATCAAATAGAGTTAAATTATATATCAATGGAGTACAAGAAACTTCATTTAGCACAGAAACATATCCAAGTCAAAACCATGATACAGAAGCCAACACATCAGGTCAAAATAATGTAATTGGTACTGCTGGAGATAGTTTAGGAAATAATGGTTTTCATGGATACATGGCAGAGATTGTTTTAATTGATGGTCAAGCATTAGACCCAACATCATTTGGAGAGTTTGACGAAGATAGTCCTAACATTTGGAAACCAAAAAATGTATCTGGTTTAACCTTTGGTACAAATGGATTTTATTTAGACTTTGAAGATAGTTCAGCTTTAGGAAATGATGCTGCTGGTTCT